AGCATGGGTGCTAAAGTAGAAACTATTGAAACTCCTAATACCGAAGAGGTAAAACAAGAAGCACCTAAACAAGAAACTGCACCTGTTGAAAATACAGAGGCGGTAAAAGAAGATAGCTCTTTGAAAACGGAGGAAACTCCTATTGAAGAAAAAAATACTCAAGCAGAGGAAAAAGTTGTTACTCAACAACCTAGTTTTGAACAGTTGTTAAGCGAAAAGTTTGACGGTAAATATAAAACGGTTGAAGATTTAAAAGCAGCCTTATCTTCTAATACTACTAGCGAAAGTGAATTTGCTAACGAGCAGATAGCTAAATTAAACGAATATGTCGCAAAAGGAGGTAGTATGAATGAGTTTTTTAGTACTCAGACAGCTAACTATGAAGAAATGGATACTGAAAACGTTGTGAAAAATCACATGAAGTTTAAAAATCCAGAACTAAGTATGGAAGAAGTAAATCTTTTGTATGAAGATACATATAAGCTAGATGAGGACACATATACGGATAAAGAAATACAGTTATCAAAGATTAAACTTAAGCAAAAGTCTTTGGAGGCTAGAAAAGAACTTATGAAGTTTCAAAGCGACAATGCTATTCCAAAAGCAGCAAAAGATGCAGAAGCTGAAAAATTGGCTATAAAACAAAACCAAGAAAAGTGGAGGTCTAAAGTTGATGAGGGATTAAAAAACTTTAAAGAAGTAAGTTTTGATTTAAATGACAAAGGGGATAAATATACTTTTGCAGTAAATGAAGATTCTATGAAGTATGTAAAAAATACAACTTCTAATCTTCCTGATTTTTGGAAAAGGTATGTAAGAGAAGACGGTACAGAAGACATTGGTAAAATAGCAAGAGAAATGGCTATATTAGATAATGTTGACAATATTGTTAGAAGTGCATATGCTCAAGGAAAATCTGGAGGAAAAGCAGATGTTATTGATGATATTAAGAATCCAACATATACACCAGAAAGTAAATCTGATGAAGGTAGGCCATTATCCATACAAGAACAAATTAGTAAGCAATTACTAGGATAAAAAAAATTATTAACGAATATTAAAAAAATTTAAAAATGGCATATTCAAGTGGAACTGGGTACGCAAACGGAATACCAAGTGCATTCCAAGTTGCGACTCAAGAAAATTATGTGTCTACGATTAATGTTCACATGCCAGAAAAGGCTGAGGATTTTATATCTAGATACGGAGACCAATCTTTAACAGGATTCTTGGACTCTATGGGAGCTATGGCTCCAACGTCTCAAAGAAAGTTTGAGCACTATGAAGATGATTTTATTCATCAAAACTTTAAATTAAAAACAGGGGCTACTGTAGCAGTTGCTGGTACAACAGTAACTATAGACGACTCTTACTCTTCTGATGGTACAACATCAGGTAAATTCTTTTTAAGAGTTGGTGATGTTGTAATGTCTCCTTTAGGAGAATTAGCTTTATGTACTGCACGTCCAGCAAACAATACTGCAACTTTAGTTGCTTATAATTCTGCGTGGGCTGCTACTACTACATCTCAAACACTAATTATTATTGGTAATGAGTGGGGTGAAAGTACTGCACAGCCAGAAGGAATTACTCCTGTTGCTAATCACTACTACAACTATACAATGATTATGAAAGAATCATTTGATGTTTCTGGTTCTGAAGCAACTAACAAGACTTGGTTTAAGGTTAATGACCCTAACACAGGTCAGTCAGGATACTTATGGTATTTAAAAGGTGAAGCTGATACTCACAGACGTTTTATGAACTACTGTGAAACTATGATGCTTCAAGGTAAAATAGCTACAAACGCAAACGCTGCTTTACAGGTTGGACAAACTGCTGGTTCTATTGGTGCAGGTGGTATTACTGGTTCTGAAGGACTTATTGAGTTTATTAGAACAGGTAACACTCAAACTTACAACCAATTAGCTGGTTTCAACTTATCAGATTTTGACTCAATGATTAGAACTCTAGACCAAAACAGAGGTTCTAAAGAAAACACTATGTGGTGTGGTCTTGACTTATCATTAGCGATTGATGATGCTGTTGCTGCAATGTTTGCTGGTGGTGGTATTTCTTACGGTGCATTTAATGGTGCTGAAGAAATAGCTGTAGCATTTGGATTTAAATCTTTCACAAGAGGTGGTTACACATTCCATAAGAAAACTTATGATGTATTTAACTACTTACCAATGTTTGGAGCAGATGGTTACAATTACGGTGGAATGGGAATGGTAATTCCAGGTGATATGAGAAAAGATGCTGCATCAGGTGAAAGCATGCCTTCTTTAAGAATTAGATATAAAGAGGCAGGAGGATACTCAAGAAAAATGGAACACTGGTTAACAGGTTCTGCTGGACTTGCAAATCCAACTAATGAGATTGATAACATGGAAGTACACTACAGAACTGAAAGAGGTTTTGAAGGATTTGCTTCTAACAGATTCATCTTATTAGAAAGAGCTTAATAGCTTATTTATTTAAAGAATGGGAGGGAAAGCCTCCCTCCCTTCTTTTTTTTTATTAATTATATTAAATTTTAGAAAATGGCAAAAAAAAATAGAAAACCTACGGTATATATATTATCGTCAAGAAATGAATCTCCTGCTACGTCAGGAAAAAATTATCCAGCTACAGCTAGGATACCTTCGGTAGATGAAATCTATGAAGACAAAACAGCAACAAACAGAAAAATTCGTTATGTTGTTGGAGAGCAATCAATATACGAATCAGAACAAACATCAGCAAAACCAATAATAGGAGATGTTGTTTTTACAAATGGTATGTTGACAGTTGCTTACAATCAAGTAACATTAAAAAAATATTTAGAAGCCTGTAATTACAATGCAGACAATCCAGATAGAATTGAATCTGTTAAACCTTTGTTTTCTAAAGTGAACGCTGAGTTTGATGCAGAAGAGTCAATGAAAGATATGGAAATTGAATATTTAGCTACAGATACTTTAATGAAAATGGATGCTCAAAAAATGGTTGGTTACGCTAGAGCTTTAGGTTTAGATGTAGATAGAAGTATGTATGAAATAAAACATGACATGATGATTATGGCAAAAGGAAACCCAGAGTTATTTATGGAAGAAATATCTAATCCTATGATTGAAAGAAAACAAATTATAATGGATGCTTTAGAGGAAAGATATATTTTTGAAAACAAAGGTAAAAGACAGTTTTACTGGGAGGACACAAAAGATTTAATCTTTACTGTACCAGTAGGTGTTAATCCTGTTGATGCTTTAACAGAATATACTTTTGATGATGAAGGTACTGCTGTTTATTCAAGAATAAAAAGAATGTTATCTGGAGAGAAAGAAGAAGTTAAGGCTACTAAAAAAGAATCTAAAAAGGTTAAAGTTTAGTTTTTACATAAGTAATACTTAAAATTAGGGGATATTTAACGTATATCCCCTTTTTTTTATGCAATTATTTTTGTATATTTGTGGACAGTCTTTTAATATTATTTAAAAAAAATACATATGGCAATATTGTCAGCTATATCTTATCTCCAGGAGTTGTGCCCAATGAACGAGGTTACTGGAGACAGAAGAAATAAGATTCCTCCAGGTTCTGGAGGGGCCCAAGGAGGGCCAACTCCTCCAGGTGGTAGTACAGGGCCTGATGGATGGGAAAGAGGTTCTGTAACAGTAGTTACAGTAGCATTTAGTAATCTAACATCAACTAGCTCTCTATCTAGTATGCCTGTTACAAACCCTAGCCCTCCAAACAGTGCTTATCCTTGGCAAAAAAGAATATCAAATATTCAAGATATAACTGGTGATGGGTTTTTTCCTTGGAGGATGAGTTGCGGACAAACAGTTCCAGCCACAGCTGCTGGAGGTTGGGATAACACTACGGGAGTAGCAAATCCTCAATTAACTGGTTCCAAATTTGCATTATTTTACAAAGATGATGGTTGTTGGCACAATCCAAGCGGAGTAGCAGGTGTTAATGCAACACCTCACAGTAATCATGCAGGTGGAGGTATTCCTGATACTTCTGGAGACAGAACTTTTAAAGTTACCTTTGATGATGGAAGCACAACGGATATAACTGTTTTTGTTTTAGGTAGAAATGCTTTACACCATAAAGGTACCGATATTACAAATATGGTAATAGATTCTGACCACCCTTCATTTTTTAATAATTTTAATTTTGTAGCAGGAGGTCAAGGGGGTAGTAATCCTGGTGGAGGTATAAACAATGCTCCTACAGCAGCTACTTTAGATTCTACAAATTTACAGCCTAGTGTAGGTACGCAACAACACGGTTATGGAGTATCAAATATAAGATTTAAGATTCCTCCATTAGATGCTAATGGACAAGCTGTTGCTCCTCCAGGGTGGCCTGTTAATGCACCAACAGCACAAACTTATTTTCCTAATACTTTTAACACTAATGAACTATATGTACCAAAATATAACACTTCAGTAGGTATAACTCATTGGAGTTTATTAGGAAACCCATGGAATTGGACAGAACCATGTTTAGCTACTGGTACTCCACGTAAAGCTTTTGCTGCGAAAATTGTTAGGGATGATGATGATAGATATGCTGGCATACAAAATATACCTGTTGTTCGTGTTGCCGATTTACTTTATGGAGCTCGTGCAGGAGATGAAAGATTATATGTAGGTTGGATGTCAAGAGGTGGAAATTGGAGTGCTGCTGTTACAACAACAATTAGTGGTCAACAAAGCGTTCCTACCCAAGGAGAGCCGATTAATAATTATTCTGGAAGCCTAGATAATACTCATGTAGACTATACGGGTGTTCCTTTAGCACACGAATCTTATTTTGGTATTCCTGCTTCTCCTATGAGTTTAAATAATTCTAGCGGTTCTTTAGAAACAGAAGTTAGAGAAGTTTTTCTAAAAGACGTAGAGTCTTGGCTAGTAGGTGAAAATGGAGGTGAAGACAATGCTTTATACGATGATATTACAAACTCTTTAATTAATTTACAGTCTAACACGCAATTACAATTTGATGCTCCTGTCTTTCACACTTATAAATACATTCCTGATGAAACAGGTTGTGTTAATGGAGTTTCTATAAGTTCTTCAAACTTAACTGTTACTCACGAAACAATAATTGGAGCAAATGATGGTAGTGCTCTTTTATCAAACATAACAACAGGTGTAGGGCCTTATTCTATTTCTTACTATGATTCTGTAAACAATCTTATTTCAACAGGCTCTTCAGTTTCAAATTTACCGCCAGGTTCTTATACTGTAACAGTCGTAGACTCTGAGGGGTGTAGTAGTTCTGTAGGTTTTATAATAAACACATCTACAACATCACCATGTAATATACAAGTTACACTAAATGAATCCGTAGATTGTAATGGTATAGCTAATTTAATAATAAACACAAATCAAAATACAAGTACATGGCTTATAGAGTGGTATGACCCTAATGGCAATATTATATCTGCTCCTACTGCAAACACAACAAACTTACAAGTAAATGTTTCTAATTTACCAGGAGTTTATTCTGTAAAAATAGAAGACACTTCTTTTTCTGCTGGTAGTTGTACAACAACATTAAATTTTGCTCCACTATCTGCTGGTTCTTTAATGTCTTTAGCTATTTCATCAACTAATGTTTCAACATACAATGGTAGTGACGGAACAGCAACTGCTTTAATATCAGGAGGTGCTGCTCCATATAATTATTCTTGGAGCAATGGAAGTTCAACTCAAGTTATAAATAATTTACCTGCAGGTTATTATACGGTAACTGTTACAGACTCAAAAGGATGTTCTTCTTTTTCTTCAGTTACTATTTCAGAACCTGTACCACAACCTGTAAACGCAAAATGTTTAAAAGTTTGTTTAGATTTAAATGAAGGGGTTTTTGATTTTGTAGATGAAAATAATTATTCACCTTCAGGGGTTCAGTTACCTTACAGAATAGCTTTAACAATAGAACATTCAAATGGAACTATTGTGTATCCTGGTTCTTTATCTAATCCTGATATATTTTCAGATTCTGATTTAAGTAATTTAAGAACTTATGATTATAATATAAAATATGGACAAAACAATACTATACCTATTCCTACTAGCGGTGGTAATTATATATCAGATGTGTATAAAGTTACAACACAGTGGAGTTTTTCTGGAAACAGTATAGCTGACGTTACAAAAGTATGTTATATAAATGCTCAGGGACTAGCAATGTTTGACAACTTACAAATAGATACTGAGTTAACTTATAGTTGTACAGGAGATTTAATAAGTAAAGATAATACTGTATATGGTATGACAGGTATACCGTTTACAATTTCTAGAACACATAAGCTTTTTGCACCAGCTACAGCTAATTTACCAAACCCTGCTTTTTCAACAGGTTCTAATATGATTACACATGACTTGTATGAAGGTGAGTGGTCTAATTTTATAGAAACATTTGTTACTTGGACTGTTCCTTCAATGCCTGCTTTAGGTATTACTTATGAGCCTTTATGTGTAAAGAAAACAATGTATGGTACTGCTAGTGCAGATGTAGAATGTTTTGTTGACCCTTGTGTGGTTCAACACTACAGCAAAAAAATAAAAAATAAATACGACCAAGCTGTTTGTGATTGTGATACTTTAAAAATTAAAAAGTATAGAGCACAATTACAAAGAATAGTAGAGTTGTTAAATGTATATATAATAGGAGATAAGTCTGACTGTGTTAATGATTATTCTGAATTATGGACTATACTTGGTATTACTTATCAAGACCATTTAACAGACCCTAATTGTTGTTCTACTCCAAATATAAATCCAAACATGATAGGAGATGGTTGTGCAGACGGTCCTTGTGGAGATGATGGAGGAGGGGGAGACCCGCCACCACCACCGCCAGACCCAGACCCATGTCTTTGTGATGAAAGCACTCCTTACTGGACTCAATCCAATCAATCAGCTGGAACTTATGCTGTAGGAGATTTAGTAATATATTCAACAGGAGGTCCTGGTTCTTTAGAAAATCCAGGAAGTTGTATTGCTTGTTTTCAAGTAGGTAATATTCCTTCTGGTGGTTGGGATTCAAGTGTTCCTTTGAATGAAACTCCTAATAATGATTTAAGTGCTTATTGGACTCTTGTTGATTGTCCAGGTTCTTCTGGAAATCCTGATTGTTATGGATGTACAGATTCAACAGCATCTAACTATGACCCAGCTGCAATTTATGACGATGGTTCTTGCACTACTTGTATTTATGGATGTACTGATTCTACAGCGTTGAATTATGACGCTAGTGCAACATGCAATGATGGTTCATGTATTGCTATTGTGTATGGTTGCACTGACCCTACAGCTTGTAACTATTTTATGGGAGCAATGATTGATGATGGTTCTTGTTGTTATACAAGAGGATGTATGGACCCTAATGCATCTAATTACGACCCTGATGCATGTTGTCCTGACGATTGTGTTTATGGTAGTGGGTGTAGTACTACAACTTGGACTTCTGTTCATGATTTAATACCAGGAGCAGGTTCTATAGGTGCACTTTTTGAATCTATACCAAGGTATTCTATGTTAGATATAGATACTGGTGCAGGCTCTTCGGGAAATAAAAACCTTTTAATTTTAGGTAAGTCAAAAGTTTCGTATTCTAAAATAAATAATTCTGGAGGTACAACATATGCTCATGGAGACTTATCAAATATAACAGCACCTCAAGATTATTACTCTTATCATAATAATATTTCTGTAATACCTTTTGCTAATTCTTCTAATTTTGTAAAAGATTCAAATGACAGGTATTATGTTTTGCATTTTAACTTTTTACAACTATATCAACGTTCATCAGGACAAGCTTCAGCTGGGCCTAACGATAATAACCCTTTTGGTAATGATATAAATGGCAACCCAATGACTAGTCCTTCAAGTTATGTTTCTTATGTTTTACCTGCTCTTGTAAGTGGTAAAGAAATGAGATACACAACCATGGATATAGATGGTACTGGAACTTTACATATTCTTTTTGGTTCTAAAGATGATGTTGTAGACACAAGTGCAGCTAGTGGTTCTTACAAAACATACTATTACACTGTTGATACAAGCACAGGAGCATTTACTTTAGTAGATACTTTAAATGAATCTTCTGCTGATTGTCATTTATATTGGAGAAACGAAAGCTCTGTTGATTTAGTTCAGGTTAATGCAGGTAAGGGTTATGAAAAAGGAGAATGGAATGCAGTTTTAAAAGTAGATTCTTCTAATAAACCTTGGGTTGCTTCTAATGGAAAATTAATGAAGTACGATAGTGGTTGGAAAAACATTTCAGGTGCAGCTGCAACAGCAAATGCAGGAGATTTTCACGCACACCCTACTACTGGTGCAAACACCGTGTTTTCAGTAGATAATGCGGGTAATACAAAAAATCCTGGAGGTGCTAATACAGGACACAAATGGACTTATAGAGATACTGTTTTAGACTTTGTAATTGACGGTTCTAATAAATACATTTTAACTTACAGTACTAGAAAGCTAGTAAATGCAATTCAAGATGGTCTTATAACAGATACTAGTAGAAGAGGTGAGGTTATATTACATATACACAATGGAAGTAGTTGGTCTCATTTACCAGTACCAAGTCAAAGAGATGCAAATGGCACAAGTCAGTTAGAACATTTTTTTGACAACTATACAAGTTTTCCACAATTAATATTTAAACCTACAATAGCAATACGTTCTGGAGTTCCTTATGTACATCTATTATGTAATGATTATGATGGAAGTGATTTTGGAAAAGCAAATGTTAGCTGGGTTTGGAAGTACGAAAGTTCAACTTGGACGCAAGTTTCTACAGATGTTTATTCTAATACTAATGGTTGTGGTTTACAAGACTTAGGTTCTTTGCAACTTTCAACAACGTGTCAACCTTTAACAGGAATGATTTATGATTCTGCTGCTGATGACCTATATGTTATATACAGTGAAATAGCACAAGATATAACTGGAGGAGTTCCGCACGGAAGGGCTGGAATAAAAAAGATATGTTTTTAATATAATATAATATGGGTAAAATACAATATAAAAAAATAACTAGCGATGGTACTGAAGGTAGAAAATACTCATCTTTAAACACAAGAAAAGTAACTAAAAAAGTTGGAGGTAAAGGTGATTATTCTGATGTGGTTTTAAATAGTCCTTTTATAAAACTTGAAAAAACAGGAACAGGAACAACTACAAATCCTTATATATATCAGTTTGATGTTGAAGATTCTTTTGTAAACTCTTTATCTGCACAAAAAAATTTAATTGATGAATTTATAGAAAACAAACACAGTATTGAAAATATCAAAGAAGAGTTAATACGTATTGATAATAGAAATTTACAAGCTAGCTATAAGTCATTGTCTTTTTCTATAAACATATTAGATTTTTTAAACAAACAACAAAGAGAGCAAAAACCAACAAATGTTTTAAACGAAATAGAATATATTCACAATCCTGAACAGGAAGACTTAAAAGTT